TGCCTGAAAGTCAAAAAGGTGATCAGGGAGATATGACGGGGTAAACCCCGCTGGCGTATAAGTCGTTGATTTAGTCGCAATAAAATTTTCGTAGCTCACCCCATCACCCCCGCCATGCGTTGCGCTGCGCTATGCAGTCGCTTGTTGAACCATCTGCGCACTGCGTAACTACGCACTACGCTGATGATTGTGTAAAGTGCGCCAAGCAACAGATTCTGCGCCACGCTGATGTTGAAGCCGATCAGCGGAAGAATGAGCATGTTGGCCGTGAAGTTGATCGCGTAGCCGATAGCGACATTGAATGACGCTTCAATGAGCGAGCCTAGTTTTGTTTGGTTCATTTTTTACTAACCTCCTCATTTACAACAATCCTCCCGCCCATATCACCCCTGAACTCGCTCGCCATGCCGTTAGCACACGCCTGTGGATTAGCCAGTATCTCCGCGCTCTCGTACACGTTCGCATCACCTTCGCCGTTCTGGATATTGCCCCACGGCGTCAACCAGGTAACGCCATGCTCAAACGGCTCGTATTTCCACGGCACGAGATCCGGGTGGATGATATGCGCCCGGCATCCTTCGAGTTGCGCGTCCTGCGGTATCTCCGCGCCGTAGTGCTCGCAAGTCCATGTACTATCGGCGTTCGCAGTCGAGTGTGCGCAAGTGCGGCAGTTGGCTTGCTTTGTAGTGTGGGAGGCATGACAAAACTCATGCGATGCGCACCACTTGCATTCGTACCATGATGGATCGGTAGACAGCGGCGGCGGCATTCTGTCTGCGAGCGCAATGCGCTTGCCTCGCGCAATCGCTTTGTCTGCGACATCTTTGTCAAAATGCACCCACTCTGTATAGATTGAGTCATCGTTTTTATTAATCGCGTAGTACAAAGCGCGATCAAGTTTTAGACCAGACATGTAGACTTGCATCTGCACGTAATGCGTGCGCTTTGACTCTTTTACGCCTTTCGCGCAAACGTCTTTAAACGACTTGTCAGAGTGTGTCTTGATCTCAAGCACTGCTGTTGCTTTGGGCGCGTGCGGTAGATTGGACACGATACCGTCAACGCTTCCGCTCACGTGGCATCCGAAGTCAACGCGCGATTGCGCATCGCCCGTACTCTGAACGCTTACGCCAATATCACGCAAGTCTTGCACGACCGTTGTCTCTTCGAGTTTGCCGCGACGAAAGATGCGCAACGTACTGCCGGGGAATTTCTCGATCACCGCCCATCGGAAATTAAGCCACAGATAACGCTCGCAAGCATGACCGAGCAAAGACGCGCCCATGTGAAAGCGTGGCGGCTCTTGCCGCGCCTCGTGCGCTGCGTCAATCAGCTTGTCGATTGAATTGTCGGGTTCGGGAATTTTCATCATTTGCCTTTAGCTTGCCGCCCCCCAAAAAAGAGAGGCGGCTTTCTCTGTTTTACTTCTTCGCAGCCCAAGGCGGTGCGGCCCTTGTAGTGGAGGGTTGAGTAGCCGCAGGCATAGGCGGCATCGAGCCCTCAAGCGCTTTGTATCCCTTGATCTCGTTGCCTGATCCGTAGTCGTCGTTTTTGATTGTGACTTTGATTGACAAAGCGCCTCCGATCAACTGATCCGTGTCAGTGACGCGAGCGAGACCGATCGCACGCATGATGCTTGCGAGATCAGCGCGACCGATCTCTTCGGCCTTGGGATTCGGATTGCGAATGTTCAGATTCGTAAAGACGACGCGACCCTGATGCGTCGGGCCGGTAACGTCCAGGCGCAACGCGATGTACTGACCCGTGCCCGCTTTCGTGGGCTTGATCTCTGCCTTAGCTATCGTTGCAGAGTACCAGCCAGCGGGCAAGGGCTCAAAGTTTCCCGTGCTCTGGGGCATCTCTTCGACGTTAAAAGTGATTCCGATATCGGCCATTTTTGTTACTCCTGAGTTTGATTAGTGGTGTCTAAAATCTTGATAGAAAACGATGGCCTTCCAGCCGTTGTCGTAATCGCATCAAGCAGTGGTCGGGTAATGCTCTCGTCTGCGGCTTTCCATGCCGCCATTGCAATCTCTGGTTTCCATCGAAACAGCGTTGACAGATGCTCAGTTAAGCCAGCTTCTGCTGCGATGTCTTGCAGCTTCGCAGCGTCAACTTTGCGATCAACGCGGCCCGTAATGTCCACGCGCATCGGCCCAATCTCGTAGTGCAGCGTGCCTTCATGTTGTTTCTGAATCGCGTAGTGCTCGACAATCTGATCTTCGACATTGCGGCGATGCTCGATGATGCGCTTTTCCTCCTTTTTCGCATCGAGCCATTGCTGCGCGAGAATATGAATCGACTTGATGCCCGTAGGCGTATAGAGAGCGCCATTAGTCATGAGCAGCCCCAATCTTCGCGATGATCGCGCCGAGATCGGGCGCTTCCCATTGCGCTAGGCGACCTGAGCGGTCTTTCGCGAGCCATAGACCGTCGCTGTCGCACATGAGTGCTCGCTGCGAGACGCCCTCTGAATCCTTTTCAACGCGCAGAGCAAGCACTTCGTCAAAAAAATATGGAAGCGCCTGGCCAGTTTTGTTTCCCGGCATTGACGGCGAGTACAGAATCTTGCCCGTTTCATCTGCTGTCTTCTCGCACTTCGCAGTCATGTAGACGTGCTTGCCGCTGATGTCGCGAAAAGCGCGAATGATGTCTGCCATCTGCTCCTGCATAGCGCCATATGCCTGACGCGGGTCTTTTGCGATCTTCTTCTCGTGATTCAGCACGACCTCGGCGATTTCACTGATCGAGTCAATGGCGACAGACTCAAACTGCGCGGCCTCTTCGCTGCTTGTGAGCCAGTCGTAAGCCTCCATCAGCGTCTTGTAGTCGCTGACTTCGATAAACGGCAGGTTCGCTCCTGCGATTGATAGCAGACCGCCCTCGGCAGACAAGACAACTGGATTCGGCAGCGTCGGTATGAGCGATGTTTTGCCTGATCCCGCCATGCCGTAGCAAAGCAGTTTGACGCCGTTTGCGTGAATGTCTGCCGTACTTCTGATGTTGATAGCCATTGTTGGCTCTCCTTAAAGATCACCATTGCTGGTGATCGGTGCTTTGCGCAGTTCGGGTTATCCAGTTAGCGCAGTTTGTGTAATTAGTGTGTAATCTGTGTGTAAAACGTGCGTAATCAACGAATGCTTATAAAACGATCAATCGTCATCTGCATATCGTGATTGCGTGAACGCAGGATTCTGATCTCACTCACTAGCGCATAGATAATGCCGGCGAGAGTTCCCGTTTCATGCGCGAGTTGCATACGGCGCGTAAAGTCTTCGTTAGCGGATGACGGGAAACTCTCTGCGGCTTTTTTCGAAGCATACGCAATCAATTCTTTTGCGCTCGCTTTGCGAAATATGATGTCGTTGTTCATTGCTCAGTAATCCTCGCGTGATTCGCGCTCATCGCGCTTGTACTCTTCAATCTCGATCTCAATGCGCTCGCGATCTGAGTCAGTCATCATGCGCTCAAGCCATGCAGCGCGATAGCCACGACGATCCAGCACTTCGTACTCGAAATCTGTGTATCCGTAACAGTCCCAGTCGCTATCTGCCGAGCGTCCGAGCGGTCGCTGATGCACGTATGACACGATCTTGATTTGGCACGATATGCCTTGAATATGCGTGTCGATTTCGCCGATTTGTGTTTTGATTGCGTCTCTGTTCTTAGTCATTTGCTGTGACTCAATTTGCCTTAGTCTTAATACGCAAAGCAATCATATTCAGTGCTTTTTGGGTTGGCGTAAGATAATCCAGCAAGGCAATATTCGCCCGAATATAGTCCGGCGACTGCCCCAGCAGATTGTTGAGGTACAAGCGTTTTTTTGAGAGTTTCATTTTGATCCCCCAGAAAGTTGTTCAACTAACGCTTGCGCTTGCTTGCGAGTTCCGAAGCAATTAACGAACGTCAGGTTTCCAATCTGAGCGGTTGGCGAACTGTAGACAAACCAGCCACGTGCGATCTTGCGAATGTGGAAAAACATTTTTCCTCTCCTTACTATCTGGCAGGTCGGGAAATCCGTTTAGCCAGTGGTTGTATCTTAAAACGCTTCTGCTATGATTGTCAACAGTTTTGTATAAGTTTTTTACTTTTATCTTCAGGAGTCACCACAATGCTCACGCTGCAACAAGCTCAGCAAGCACTGCATGATAGGAAACCGCGCGTAGTCGCTCGTGCCACAGGTCTCTCTTATCAGACAATCTGGCGCGTTCAGCGCGGCATCGTCTCTGGCGTCAGCTCGCACACGCTCGCAAAGCTGTCTGAATATTTAGAGCAAAGTTGCACGAAAACAAACGTGTAATATCACGCTTCGAACGGCGGCTAGCCGG